GAGTTATTTAAGAGGTTAACAGGCGAAGAACCTTCCGTTCTAAGTAATTCATCAATGTCATAACCTTCTTCTATTGCATCTGCTGCATCCCAACCTTTTTCTTTCTCTCTTGGAACATCTATAATTCTAATAGATGAGCATAAATGCGTTAAATAATTAGATAGTTTTTCTGCATATTTAAATCCAGCATCGTCATTATCTGGCCATATAATTAAATGTTTACCTGTAAGAATACTCCAATCTGTCTTATCTAAATTAGTATTAGCACCACCCATAGCACTCGCAGCTACAATGTTTTTCTTTGCTAAATAATCAACACATTTCTCACCCTCAACAAAGACAACGGTATCAGCATCTTTAATGTTTGGTATGTTATACAAAGGACGAACATCTGGCATTTTATATTCACCCGTAACCAAACGAGGTCTAAAAGTCTTTTCTCCATTACCAGACTCTAATCGTAACACCGTGCATATCAATTCACCATTACGATCTAAATATTCATAACTAATTGTATTTTGTTCTTTAAGTGTTTTTTGTGGTTTTATAGGTTCTTCTATTAATGATATTGCAAACTTATTAGAAATATCTCTTACAGCTTCAGCAAAGTTACATCCATATACTTTTTGCCATACATCAATAAAGTCACTGAAAGATTGACCACCATTAAATTCGCTACCAACTCCATCCTTTTCTAAGTTAAAAGAACAAGAGTCACCTGGAGCTCCATTTAAATCTCCAACTACAAACTCATTACCTCTTATCTTCCCGTTTGGAAACATATGAGTAAATATTGTTTTTAAAGAACCTCTTGATCTGTCTTTAAAACTTTTTATATCAAATTTAACTGAACCCTCATGACCAACTTGGTTGAAGTCTAGATTGTTTTTTTCCTTCGTCATTTTCATCCCAACATTTTTTCCTAAATTCGCACCATTTACACAAAAAACTATCGCTCTTAGCCGCTACTCTCGGCATCAGTTCATTATTTTGAACTGCTTTTAAAATATTAACTGCTGAATCCGATACTCGCTGAGCCACTTTAGCATCAAACGGTACTTTTTCAAAATATATCTCTTGAGTGTTTTTATTTATAACCGTAAATAAAGCTGGATTAGCCGTTAAACCCATATATGCTTGGTATATTAAAACCTGTGCATAATAAATAAAGTTAGCACTTTCCACACCTTTTGATTGAAACTCTTTAAATTTTTTATCATTAGCTGATTTACATTCCCAAAGAAAAGGATATTCCCAGGCAACGGGTCCATCTGTAATAATGCCATCGACATGACCTTGTATTTCTCCATCAGCTGTATCAAAGCCAAATTGTCTTCCTTGTTTGTCATGTGTTAAAACATTAAAATCTGCTTGCACAAGCCACGCAATACCAAGTTCTTCAAAATTATGACCAACCTGAAATATTCTTAAAGTCTTTCCGTCAAAATCTTTTCCCTCATCTTTTTCAGTCTTCATATATCTATATTGTAATTTTCTTTTGCAAGGTTCACCAAGAGATGATGCACCTAAATAATTTCTTTCTGGCTCTCTTTTATTTGCTGCAACAAGAGCCTTGTCTATTAAAGGCACAACAATATCACTTACATCACCTTTGTTTTCAGGTGGATTAAAATCTAATTCATTTACCATGGTATTTCGTCGTCAAAAGGTTCGTGATATTTTTTGTTTTTACCAGAACCCGTAACTTTACCTCTCTCTGTTGGTATCTCTACCCCGTTAACATTTAAAAATTCTTCTGCTTTATCTTCAACACCAATATGTTCGTGAAGATGATCTCGATATGAATTTAATGTTGTTATAATAATTTTTTGGATTTGCTCTTTAGTAATAGCAGATAGTGGAACATTCCAACCTATCTCTTCTAATACTACAGCTAAATCCTTCATGGTGTCGTCTACTGCTTTTCTTTCTGGTACTAAATCTTGATATGACATGGTTCTTTTCTCCTTGTTATATTTAGACATTATCTTCATTGCAGCATAACATCCATAAAAACCGACTACTTCGTTCGGCTTAAAATTAACATTATCAAATAAAATGTAAGGCACAACCCTACTATATGAACATAACCCACAGACCCTTCTCCTTTTTAGATTCATTATAAACTAGCTCTTTTGTTGTGGAGTTTTCAATAGACAGGCACTCCACAAGCCTGCACTTAAGGCCAATCAAACCTCCTATTTAAGCCCAAGCAGGTTTACCACCTGACTGATCGGTTGCCGGTTGTGGGGAGGGTTGTGAATCAGTCCCCTGTGCGGTGGGTGTGGCTTGTCTTGCTTTGACCGTTCCGTCTGGACCTAATGGTTGCTTGTACTCTGGCATGCCAGGAGTAATAACCATATCTAACCTATTGTTTTCTTTGTCGTTATAGGTTTCTACACCTACTTTAACTTTTGCATATAGGTTATTTAAGTCCATATAAGATGATAGTGTTCTTGCAGCTTTAGCATTTTCACTCATATCTTTTGGTTCAATGCCGTAACAAGATTCAAGTAATGCACGAATAGTTCTTTTAGAAATATTACCAGCTTTACTATTACCTTTATCATCTAGACTACCACCTGCAACTGTAAGATTACCCCAGAATTTTCTTCTTTCGTACTCTCCATTAGTTACAGTATATTCGCAATCTAAGTATTGAGCGTCTGATCTTTGAGATTGTTTTAAAATCCCGTCTGGACCTGCGCCGCCTGGTCGTATTGTTAATAAAACATCAACAATAGTTCCCTCTGGTATTGGTGAAAAGTCTGATGAGACTCCATCAAATTGTTCTTCTGCTGAATTAAAATCTAGTGTCATTATGCTACCTCTTTCTTGTTAGTTGGTTGTGTTGGAATTTCGTGGTCAAATTTTTGTGTGACTGTTCCACCCTTAGTTGGCATTAACTTTGTCAATAAATCACCAAGGTGTGGTTTTTCCACAGGTTCTAAAAGACCACTTCTGTCTTTGGCAGGGTAATTATACTGATTATCAGTATGACATACAAACTCTCTCCATGTTTTGCCTTGGTCATCTTTATTAATATGCATAGTAATGACTTCATCAACAATACCTGGAAGTTCTCTGCCTGTTTTTGACCCTTCAATCTGTAAAGAATAAACGGTCTGATTAAATTCGTCTTGATATTCATCAAGTATGCCGACGAAAATAATATTCTTGTTACGGATGTGCTGTAAATGTGTCAGCCAATCCATCATTTCACGGCCATGTAGACCGTAAACTGCAAAATTATTAATCTTGCCTGTTTTATCAGCGTAAACTTCGTCTTGTTGTTTACACCAACGGAAACATAAACGACCTGCAACAGTTATTGAGTCAATAAATAATGTAGTATAACTACTTATTGCTTGTGCTGGGTCGCCATGCTGCTTAACAAGATGATCAAAATGTGCCTGTGAATAAGGCTGATCATCTGCAAGACTTGGGTTAGGACCTCCATAATAACATGCAAAGTCCCTAGCTTCTTGCCAAGTTTTAGGACGAATAGTATCACCTTTCCATCCACCATTCTTTTCAAGAGCTAAATCTCCCGCTTCAAAATCCATAAATAATGTTTCTTGTTCGGGAAGAGTATAAAGTAAACTTGTTTTACCAACACCGGCTTTACCAGCGATGACAACCTTCGCTCCTTTATCTTCTCTTTGTCGTTCTGACGCTTTAATTATTTTCATGTTTTACTCCTCTAATTAATTAAACTCTGTCTTTTTTTATCTAAGTTAATTGTTTCGCTTTCGCTTAACGGTTCTATAGTGATACGAACAGCAGGGAGGTTTATACCAGGCGTAAATTTTTCTTTGTCGAATACATGCACAACCTCAACTATTGATTGTAACTTGTTTTTACCAACAAAATTAAATAATCCCGTTATGGAAGCCTCCCCTAACGCTGAAATGATATTTTCAATATCCTTCTTAGTCACCAGACCCCTCCTCGACCTTGATATAATAATCAGGACCCTTGGCCTCGACTGTTCGTGATTCGTCGAGAAGTAAACGGATTTTAGTATCTGCATCCTTATACTTATTCTCTGGAATCTTGACAGTAACATCAGAAATGCTTTTTGCGACTTCTTGACCAAACTGTTTTTCAATTTGATCAAGTGCTTCCCACAATGTATTCGGTTCCCAAGTTACTGCCTTTCTTACAATAGCTTTGACACTAAAACCTTCCTCGTCAAAAACCACTGTGCCTGTATCCTTATTATCTCCTTTAAGCCGAGATTCAACACGCTGCCCGTATTTACGGTCGCATACCTTCTTCTCTAAATTACGGAAAAATTCGGATACACCTTTAAAGTATTTACCTTGTTCATGTAAATCTTTTAAAAGTTTTGGATCGTTTGCAATGTCATCTAAACTTTTTGAATCCCAATCACTCACAATCCCGTTCGCTAATCTTTTCATTTTATACCTCGCTAAAAATTTATTTATCTAATTTACTTTATATTCTATTTACGCTATATATTGTTCCGTTTGTGAAACAACTATGGGAGTTTATACTACAAATGATAACCGCTCGTCAACTAAAATTTTCACGAAGCATTCTTAGGTTATCGACCAGAGAATTATGTGCTCTGTCTGGTGTGTCGCCGTCGACTATATCGAGGGCTGAGAACGGAGCCGATGTCAAGTATTCGACCATTAAGAAACTTGCCAAAGTTTTTCAGAGTAAAGGGATAACTTACCCGACAAGTAAGTCCCTAAAACACCGAGGGGTGCTGGTGAACTTTGATGATTCTCACAATGAGTTATGGGAAGACAAAGATCAGCCAAGCGAGTTTTACTGGCAACGCTCGCAATAAACATATTGATTATCCTTACAAATTTAATGACTGACGAAGACCAACCTCTGGTCTTTTTTAGAAAGCGTCGTACTACATCTGAAATAGAATTAGTCATAGATGTTTAATCTTCATCCTTTTGAGTAAAATCAACAAAAACAACATTTTCTTCTTTAATGTATTCAGTGTCATCTACACTACCAAAATTTAAATCCATTTCACTTTCAAATTCTATTTCTAAATCTTCTTCCTCATTTTCATATTCATCTTCTTCTATTTTACGAAACTTAGTATTTTTAAAACCATTAATTTTAGTAATATCAACTTCGCCACCAGACATTATAGCATTAAGGCACGCTGTCATTAATGCTATAGCTGCGCCTGGTCCTTTTTCTTGTGAATATTGACTAATAGAAATCATTATATTCATGACGGTTATTTGACCAGGCTCAAAACCTCGATCCATCATAGTGTCATAATGTATTCTAGTTTTCCAAGCTAATTCATTAACTTGTTTTTCTTCGGTCATGCGTCCACGCGGCCGTTAATAACAACTTCTGAATGTCGTTTATCAATCATACCAGCAAGCTCTCTCCCTTTGGCTCTATTATTTTTAGCAGCAATCTCTGATAATTTATTGTATGAATCATGATTAAGAGCGATGCTCTTATATTTTTGTATGTCTGGCATTTACTTCTCCTTTTATTTAGTTATACCTTCTACATATATATATAGCTTTATGGGATAATCAAGTAAAAAATTGGGGGTCGGCTATTGTGTTATCGAAAGGAAAGGATGTCCGACCCCCAGCAACGAAGGAACCACAATTATATTGGGATACATAATCGTGGGAGCACCCCATATCTAGTATGTTCTTCGTACCTCGTCAACTAGATATTGCATCTTTTTTCATAAAATTATATGTAGGCATAGTAATTGTAGTTAAATGTGGCGGTCTGTGGGATGTTAAACCCAATCTATGGACCTTGCCAATAACAGCGTTCCTGGAAACATCACCAAAAATTATAGCTATTTCTTTAGCTGTTTTACCTTCTTCCCACAATGTTTTTAATTTTTCAATCCGTTGCTCATCCCAATGTATTCTGCTCATTATAAACTCCTTCGTTAAATATCTTTTATAAATCATTACTCCATGTTCTGCAATATATGTTCGATAACTTTGACGGTAAATCCGTTGCCTAACATTTTGTAGCGCTGACTATTAGATACACCTTCCGTATAATTATCAGGCACCGTTTGAAGACGCTCACATTCCAAAGGAGAGAGTCGTCTCCATTTTAACTGCTGCGGATTATCTTTAATCCCCGTCATAGCTTGATTACCAAATCCCTTGTAATCTCTTGCCATAAGGCAATGTGATTTATCTACATTTTCCTTATGGATTTCTTTACCTTGATTCTTGACCATTGCAGTTACAACTAAACTATCTTTATTAACGGTTGTAATAGCATTACTCTTGTCATCTTTCCTTAGTTCAAGCATTTGTTTTGTCTTGTTGGCAACTGATACACCATCTTTATCCATTCGCTTACCTTTGTCATCATAAGCTCTACCTCTGATAGCACCACCCTTTACCTCAACTTTAGGGTGTCTATGACCACCTTGCATAGTAGTTAGTGAGGGTGATTTACCATCTTCTGAATACACTCTCTTAATAATATCATAACCATTTATGTTAGTAGCTTTTCCAATTTGTTTTGGACTATTATATTTTTGTTTTATGTATCCGTTTCCATAACCATGCGTGCCAGCTGATATTGTAGGTGATTTTTTATCTACATCATGAATAGTGTTAGCTTGACTCTTATAATTAGGATTTAACTGATTGCCGCCTTTATAATTTTTTTGTAATTGTTCACCAGCATAATGTTCTTTGCCAGCATGGTCTTCTAATATATCTTTTAACACAATTCCCAGATCATCTGGTTGTTCTATGTTAGGTATATTAGTCCAATAATATCTCTGACGGTTTTGAGCTGAAAGTTTTGCAGAATTTATAAGGATAGGTTCCACACCGCCAAACAAAGTTCCGCTCCCAACTTCGGGATAGACCTCTGATATTTGTTGATTGATAACTTCCATATGTTCTTTTTTCATACGGACATTTTCAAGAAGAAAATATTTTGGCTTAACTTCTTTTAATAATCTTATGAACTCAAAAAACAATGCAGAACGAGGGTCATCAAATGCGAGCTGTTTGCCCGCAAATGAAAAACCTTGGCATGGTGAGCCAGCGACTATTAAATCTATCTCTGGTAAATCTTCACCTTTGATATCTTTAATGTCGCCTAACTGTATTGTATCTGGAAAATTTTTCTGTGTAATCTGGATAGCATACTTATCTATCTCACTTGAATAATATGTTTCAACATTTACACCTAAATTTTTCAAAGCCAACTGAGTGCAGCTCATGCCGTCAAACAGACTTAACACTTTCATGTTATGCAATCCAACATTTATAAGGACCGCATTCACCTTCTTCAGCGTCTGCACCACAATGCATACAAACGCCGTGCTTAGCGGCTTCTTTTCTATTTTCCTCTTGGATCATAGAATCCATGTGTGCATCACGAGCCCATTCTTCAGCCGTCATGCCATCTACTGTTGGTTCTTCATCTGCGATAAAAAGTTTTTTGTTACTCATAATAGTTTCCTTTCATAAATATATTAAACAATAACAAAGTGCATTATATGGGAGAAAGAGGTATAAAGCAACCCCTTAAATAAAATTATTACAAGCTCTTAAAACTATTTCTATGTGTTTTATGTTCTTCATGCTCTTTTGAACATCTATATATAAGTCAAAATCCTCGGGCGATACCTCTAAGGCCATTGGCATCTTGCCACCTTCTTTCGTTGTTAACTTCCTTAATTCTTCTAATTCTTTTTTTGCTGTTTCCCTGGTAATCATATCTACTCCTCTAATAATCTAATGGAGGACAACCCACTTCATTAGTGTAAATAGTTTTCATCATCCCCTCATCATCATATCCCGTTCCTATATGCACGGGCATACATCCAACATCATCTGTTACAGTGCAACCTACTAAAAAAGAAAAAAACAAATATAAAACCAAAATGTTAAAAATTATTTTTAAAGCTATCATCTTTTTCTCTGATAGATATCAATAAGTCTATTAAGAACAAACAACACATCTTTATCGTTTTTCCAATAATGCCTCATGTTGCTGCCATCTCTTTTACTAATCATTATGTAAAGATCATTGACCTCAACAACTGTATCGTCGTCAGTTTTATTTTTTACTGTAAATGTTTCAGTCTCGCTCATTTTTCTTCCCCATATTTAAAGCTATTTTCCATGATTCGTTTGTTTGTTTATTACAAACAGGACATGAATCAGTCTGTAGTTTTTTACACATAGGACATTTCCACTTTTCTCCTGGTTGTTGATAAAACCCCACCTTATACCTCGCCTCGCCGTGCTGTGCTGTGCAACGCAATGCGTGGCCATGGCGGGCAGTGGATTGCCGTAATTTGCAGGGCACCGCCTAGCACAGTTATATCTTTAATTTGCTCCATTCAAACTCCTTCGCTTTTTTCCTTGCCAGCGATTTTGTTTTCGCTGTTCCAACGCAGACCCATCGACCCGAATACCATGACCAACGCGGCCAATCTTCAAGTCGCAGCTTAACCCATATATTGAACATATTGTCATATCCACGCTGTCTTATCTCTATAATCTTTGGTTCTACGAACGCTTTTTTACTTGCCATTGATTTACCTTATACTTTCCAAATGGACCTTTCCTATCTGGTCTGTAATCACCCAAGCCAATTCTTTTCCCTGCGTCGTCTAAAATTTCTCTCATTAAATTTACAGAAATAATATCTGTATCAAGTGTTGCATCGAACTCTAATTGCCAATCGTTAAACTTAGGTCTGTATGCCAAGATACGACCTCCCGTCGCTGGTATTCTGACGGGTCTTTCGTCAACTTCCCAACCATCTTTTGTTTTAATGGGTAACATCGTGCCTTTAATATCAAAACAAGAAGGTATCATAGACTTCTGCATTGTCGTTACCGACCTGTTTTTAATTTTATGAAATCTTCCGCCTTCTATAATACTTGCTAATAAGTTTGGCTGAGGTATGCACGGTTTCTTTTTGTGCATATATAATTTTTCCTCTGCCGTTTCTTGTGGTGTTAGGGGTTCTCCAGCATTATTTGAAGTTACTCCCGTCGTTGCAGCAAGTGCAGCTTTATCCGTAAATTTATTACATATCAATGGTGTAATACCATTAATGGTTACTTTAATATTTATCATGTCTCTCCTCTACGCTAGTGTAGCGTGTCTTTTTTCAGTGCTAAAAAATTGTATTCGTTCTGGACAACCTTATAAAGGTTCATTAAACTTTCTGCCTTGGCTTTGTTAAATACGCCCTGGCATAACTCCATTTCAAGTTCTTGAGAGTAAAGCCTTATTGCAGTTGCAAGAGAAGCCATAGCTTCTTCTTCGGTTGCTGCAAGTGGCAGGAATTTGATTTCATCTGACATTTTCTGCATTATAATCATATTTGTCCCTTTTTCACAAATGTTGGATGAATTATTAATATTTCGTAATCAATAATCTCCTTGCCGTATTTCGGGTGCCACTCGACTTCCTCTTTTACGAAGGAGTCTGAGGTGCCATCGTCGAAGAACGGAGCAAACAACTTTTTATAAGTCGAGCCGTCGTCTTTTTTAAAAGTTACTAAGACCCCAAAGACCTTGTCGTTAGGGTCTGGCTTTATGTCCAGAACTCTTATCGTCATATTTCATTCCCCCATGAATCCCAACCATCTCTTTTATTCCTCGCAAATAATTCTATTCTCGGCTCATGTGACATCTTATCAAACACCTCAAAACTTTCTTCGGGCTTTTTAGAATGTTTAGTTCTTTTCGCATAGACAAGACTTGGTATATTTCTGTGTATAGGTTTCAAATTACCTTTTACTCCAAACAAACATAATTCATGCTGTCCTCTAAAATAATAACCAATTCCAAATCTATCCTTAGCCCAACAAAAATTTGTTACATATCTAAATTTCCAATTTTCCATGACTTCAAGGCCGTCCTTTAAAAAATTATTTGTAACCCATAAATATAACCAACAATTATCATCAGCTAAACTCGCTACATCTAAATTTTTTATATCTTCTGTCTTCATTAAAGAATAATGCTTGTCTGCCCCTCTCCTTATCTTTCCGCCGCCAGTTTCATTCCAGGGGGGATCAGCTAATACTGTCTTATATTTTTTAGTCGTATTAAAAGGATTATCTTTTTGCATTATTTTTAATCCTACTATTTTTTAACGCAAGCCTTCTTAAATTTCTTGCTGTTAATGTATAATGATCTTCAGCTTGTTTCCGTGCGTCTGCAAAACTTGTCGAAGATTTAATAACTCTTTTTTTGCTCATTATCTTTCCTTTGAAAACTATATGTTGGCAGCGAAACTTTTAAACCTTTTCGTTTAAAGTGTGCCTGTGATATTTTAATCTTTTTTACTAAGTGATAATCTTTCATATTGTAATCCATCCTCGCTTTTTAAAACTGTTCTTCTCCCACATTGTAAAATGTAGTGAGCTTTTAAAGGGTCCATATCATGAATAAAGTCAAATGCCTTATCTTTTAATTCTTCATTGTCTTTTGCGTAGAATGAAGTTACTAATTCAATGTTAATTAAAAGTTTTACGCTATATTCTTTATTTTCCTTTACCATATAAAATGGTATAACACGGAATTACATATATACAAAACAAAAAAGATATTTTTTTTAAAGTGCTTGACCACTTGACCACTTGCTCATTGGGCTACCTGAGCAGTGAGCAAGCACTATTCTTTGTAAGTTATTGTTTTATATAGATAAAAAAAAGTGCTTGTCCACTAGCTCAATCGGGGTGTTTTAGGGTGAGCAAGCAGGTTAAGTTATTGAAAAACAAGCAAATATTCAGCTTGTCCAACTTGCCTATATAATATATATATGTATGGGTGGGCTAACGCCCCACCCCATTACTAACATTACCGAAAGGATGGTGAACATGGAAGATAAAGAAGTGGAAATAACTGAAATGGAAGAAGTTAATAAAACAGAATCGGGCTTGTCTGTAAGTTTAACACAACAACAACAAAAATTTGTAGAGAACATAGTCTATCATGATATGTCCCAGACGGAAGCCGCCAGAAAGGCCGGCTACAATCATCCGGCTGTCCAGGCTAATCGTAATATGAAAAATAAAAGCATTATGATAGCAATAGATGAATTAAGACATGAGGCTCAACATAGAAACAATGTCACATTGGATCGTTCACTTCGGGATTTAAAATCTATTCGGGACGCAGCCGTATTGGACGGAAGTTGGGGTCCAGCGATTAAAGCTGAAGAACTACGAATGAAAGCAGTCGGACTCCTGGTCGAAAAGAAAGCTGTATTACATGGTCGGGTAGATTCATTATCTAAAGATGAAGTCTTGAAAGAGCTTAAAAAACTACAAGATAAAGCAAAACATCAATCGGGCATTGAAATAGATAAATCGGGTAAATTAATAACTAATTAGTCGGACTCTCATGTTCTTCTAAAAACTGATAACATTCTTGTATTTTATCTTCTATTTCATTTTGTTCTCTAATGTTACCGATAATTATTAAAAAAGCGATAACGACCAAAGCAACAAAATACATTAATAATTTTTCATGCCATTTAAAAATCGGGTCTTTTTTATTCATCTTTATATTTCCTCAATAGAAAGTATGTCATCTTCATAATAACAACCTTCACTCATAAAATTTTGTAATGATTTAAAAAGATTTTTAAGATTAGAAGAAGGAATAACAATCCCTTCTTCATTATCTGAAAGTTTAATTAAATAATATTTCATTGTCGGGCTTTCCTTTTCAGTTTTTTTGCTTTCATGCGTTCTTTTTTTAATAATTGTTGAGATTCAATGGCAATTACATATCTTTCCCATTTCGTTCCTCTTAACTTTCCATGATCCATTTCGGGTCTTCTATGTGATTTAGTTTTACCTTTATCTCTAATTGTTTTGTTTGGAAGTAATCTTTTACCCATTATTCTTCTCCTCTTTAGTTAAACATTTACTAAAACAATCTGAGCAACAATCTTTTGTTACTAAATTATCCCATGCAAAATTATAG